TTAGTTTCTGATGGAATTGGAGTTAGAATCAAAACACATTTAGAAGAGTGTTCGATGATATCACTTGCCATCATGTACGACTTTCCTCCACGACATTTCATCTCAATCATATGCGTTAGCTGTTCTTTGCTACAACGACGCAGATAGAACTTGCAGAGAATCTGATGAAACTTGAGTTTCAACGGTGTCTTATTGGTTGAGAGGTACTTGTTGACAATCTCCAACAAGTTGAAGTTGTAACTCTTCAAAACATTGAGTAGGTCTTTTAGACGAGCATCGAGATCTTCAATGTCGTATACATTGTCAACCATACGATTGCTCTTAGTATGTGCAGCTTTGTATTTAGCATTAAAGGCTGTCTTGTCCTTGACAAACAATGCGATCTTATGTCCTCGATAGTTGCGACCTATATTATAGATCTTGTCAATGTCATATGCTTCAAGAGAAGAATCAGCGGAGATATACTTGCATGAAGACAGTACAAGGTTTCCTTTAGACATATAGGAAATATCAGAAAATCCATCTGTATTTCCAGATACAATAGAGCGATCGATAAAATCCTGTCTCCAGTTGACAACAGGATTTAGACTATGGGATGCATTTGAATTTCCAACATATAAATGGGCGTTTGGATCGATAATACGAAATCCTCCGAAAATGCGACAGATTGCTTCAAACACAAATCCTGCATATTGAGGTGACACTTTTTCTGCATCTTTCATGATACTTGAAGGGGTAACTAAAGGGGTTTTAAAACAAACCAGTAGATCGCCATGGGTTTTGATTTCACTGGGGTTGATAATAGAATTCATCTTTGAAGGCATTGTAGGTGTAGAGGGTTTCATTCGTTTTTTATGGGGGTAACATCGTCTCCTTTGAATTAAACGAATCCATTTTGGACGAAACTCTATTTAAAATGGATCCATTACAACCAATACTTTCAACCTTATGCACAATGGCGTATCTAACTAAAACAATTTCAGTAACTCTCTTAGACAAACTCATTCAGTTGAGTGTACCATTTGATGATGATTCACTCAAACGTATTAATCATTTTCTTCCTCACAATCATTGGACCGATATTAAACCAATTTATGTTTCAATCATAGATGCATTTATTCTATTTGAAAAAATAATTGAAGGAACAGAGTTCTTACAAGCTAAACGTGATCGGTTCGTAGGACATTTATGTGGGTATGGTTATGGAACCTACGATGAACTCTCTAAAGCTTTGTCAGAACATAAGCTTTGTTAATTCCAGTCAACTCTGCAGTGATGTGGAACAATGCTCCTGCAATGAACACTGTAACCCACTTTGAGAATCCTGCTTTTTCAGTGACCCAAAAGATAGGCAATAATAACAACCCAACGATAACAGCTTCAAACAGGAAGTACATTTAGTATTTAAAATGGATTAGTTTTTTTGATACTGGTAAGTCAGCATTACAATGGAGCAACCTATTTCTAAAATGTTAACTGAACTGAACTTTCCAGATATGAAGTATGAAATCACAAAAGAGTTTGACAGATGGGTGATACGATTAACTCAAACACAAGATGTTGAACTCTTACTTGAATTGATGTGGGACAATGGAGGATGGGTGGGATGTGTATTAGAACATAAAGGAATGACTCATAAAACTAAATCGTTAATCATGGATACTTTGATGAAGCATCTGGAGCTTGATTAAAAATAACACTTGAAATCAATGAAGCGTATCACGTATAGTGTGGTCGTAGATCCAGATGTGGATTTTTCTTTAACAGACTTCGCAAGAGATGTAGCGATCTGCTTAGCGGATCCAAATGGGTGGGAGTCAAAGGGATATCGTTTTTTTCAAGTGAAGCGTAATCCTCAAGTTATAATTCATCTTACATCAAAGGCAGGTCTTCGCAAGATAGGGTGTGCTGACACCTTATCGTGCGCAGAGTTAGGAGGACATGAAGTGAGAATCAATGCTGATAACTGGAAATATGGTTCTGCAAAGAGTGGTCAAGATCTAAACGGTTATCGTCAGTATGTTATCTCACATGAAATTGGTCATATCCTTGGTCGTGACCACGTAAAATGCCCTGGGAAGGGTCAGTTGGCGCCGATAATGATCCAGCAGACCTTAGGACTTCACGGGTGCCTTCCGAATACAAACGTGTAGTGGGTGACTCTTTTCTAAAATAGGTTTGAGGATGCATCAAGATCCAAGCAAGACCAATAATAATTATACAAACGACTATCAACTTAATCATTATACTTAGTGGTTTAGTTGTTGATTTAATTGGAGTATGCAAGTCCACCCATTCCAGACATAACTCGGAAGATGTTGTAGTTCACTGCGTAGAGTCGGAAGTTGTAAGGGAATGCTTTAGATGGGAATGTTCCTGCTGCTCCACTGGTTATACTATCAAACACAAGAGTGGTTGTGTCGATACGTGAGAAGTTACAGGTTCCAGATGGTTGATGTTCCTCGGGTTGGAGTGCAAAGGAATACACGTTAATTGGGTTTGCGGCTTGGTAGGTTGAAGCAAAATCAGAAGTGGAGGTGATTTCAAGATCAGACGCAAACACAGTCGAGGCAGGGGTTGTAGAGAACGCAGCTGTAGCAGCAGCAGCTGTAGCTGCAAACGATGCGGTCAGAACGATGCTACCAGCTGTTACGCTCGTGGGAAAAATCGACGCAATTATTCCGGTGTTTGAACCCTGTGTAAGAGTCATACCAGGAAGGAGCGTTCCAGTGAAACCGGTGTAAGGTTGTGTTGCACCGGTTGTGGCGGTCAGAGTAAGCGCAGCATTCTGTGTTAGGTTAGTAGGCGTTCCACGAACGCTTACTGATTCGTTACGTGCAGGCCAGAAACCGCCTCCTGAGTGGTGCTGATAAGGTTGAACCTTCCAGAAGTAGTCACCATATCGCTCATCAAATCGATCCTGACCGTTGATTTGTAGACGGCATCGGTCTGCAATGTCATCGTAACTGAATGGTTGTGTGTAACCAGCCGTAATCGTTGTTGTAGAACTACAATCCGTCTTACGAGCATCTTGGAAAACCCACACCAACTCCTTGACAGGGTGATTCAATGTCAAGTCAATTCTGGCATTTGCAGTTGTCAGTGTCTGTTGAAGACCATACTGAAGTTGATCAATCAAATACTCATGTGACTGCTGAGCAAATCGTCGACGCTCATCGACATCCAAATAGATATAGTCAATGTAGAGAGACATATCTCTTATTTGAGGCAATGCAGCAGCTGCAGCAGAGATTGAGCTAAATGATGTACCCCTACTTACAAGATCTGTTGCTGGAGACAATGTAACATTGATACGAACCTCATGGTATTGAAGAGCAATTAAAGGAAGAGCTAAACCAGGATTTCTGCAGAACCAGAACTGAAGGGGAATGTACAATATACTTGGGCGACCACCGCAAGATACGTTAGTAGAAAAAGTACCACCCTGTTGTCCTCCAGTCATCGCATCTAACTTAGTGGAGTTATCAACGTTGGATGTCAAATTCTCCCACAAATAGAGCCATTCACCGTAGTGAGTATCAATAATCTGTCCTCCAATTTCTACTTCAATCTTCTTGAGAAGAACATATCCAAGACGACGTTGACCTCCTTGTGTCCACAATACATTGAAAGAACCTGTTGCAGCTGCTTGAGTGTCTGGAAGAACGACCTCCAAATAGGTTTTGTACATCAAGTCCGCATTACGGTTGATGACGGCAACGACACGTTGACCATACTGAGGGGCGCCAGTGAAGTTCACACGGAACGCCTCCATGGCAAAGTTGGTATGACGCTTGTAGAGAACCTTCCAGAAGGTAATGTGAGGATTTCCAGTGATATATGCATCCTGAGCACCGTAAGCAACGAGTTGTAGAAGACCACCGCCCATTATGTTTATTCTTTGTGAGGATATATTCTTCTGGGTTTGACACAATGAGACAGCTTAGTCAAACAAATAGGTTTTGTAAGTGTATCAAGAAGGTTAGGAAGACCTTTCGCAATGAAAAAGGACCTATTGCGGTCTGTGTTAAATCAGTTTTGTGGAAGAGAGGACGAACACTGAAACGATTCAAATGTGGTAGAAATGCTAGAGTCATCACGCAGAGGAGAAAGTAACTCCAAATCCTTCTAGAGCTTGTTTAGCAGCCATCTGTTCTGCTTTCTTGCGAGTGGTTCCTTCACCCGTTTCTTTCATAATTTTTCCTTTTAATGTGATCGTTACCCGAATTAAAGCATCGCTAGAGTCTATCATAGTATACGTAGGAGTTGTCGCAAACTCGCGCTGGCAATACTTCTGAAAGATATCCTTGTAGTTGGTGATAGTAGTGACAACATCCTGGATGTCCAAATAGGCCTCCAGAACGTTGGTAACGAATACGTAGACAATATTGAATCGGTTTCCACAATCTGTCCATAACGCACCAATAAAAGCTTCAAATATGTCTCCCAGTTTCTGTATATTTCGTCGTCCATTAATAGCCACAGACTCCTCGTTGTGCCTAGAAATGACATAGAATGTATCAAGTCCGACTTTTTGACATAAGGCTCCAATACGCTCATTGTTGACGAGCTCTTTACGAGCATCAGTGAGGAATCCCTGCTTTTTGTCAGGATACTTGCGTCGTAGATAGGTAGCAACGCACACTCCAAGGACTGAGTCTCCTTCAAACTCGAGACATTCATACGATTCATCTTGGAGGGGCATGACACCAGAGGGACACGGAGCAAGAGACGCCGGTCGTCCATCGGGTGTAGTGTATTCAGATCGTTTGACATAGGTGGTATGAACCATTGCGGTTTGAAAGACTCTTGAATTTGATACACGATAATGAGGCAAACCATGGCGATGCAATATACGGTGGATATCCTTCTCTGTAAAGAATCGGTTACGGGCATTGTAAGGTGAGTAGACATCTGTCATTATGGCTTGTAGTTTCTATCCAATCTTTTATCCGTTTTTCTACACAATGGGAGCTGCTCAATCCATGGCTTATACTGAAGAACCAGATCCTCTGCCAAAACAAGAAACTGCTAAATTGATTGAACTCTCAAATGTTCGATATAACACTCCATGGAAATGTGACATGGCTGTTGGGTTAGTATTCTTCAATCCTGCAAAGTCCAAGCGTATGGTCATGAACTACTTCTACACAATTGAAAAACTCAAACTCGCAAAGATCCCCTATTACACTTTAGAACTTGTTTTTGATAAACAAGAACCTGAGATAGAAGATGCCTTTCATGTCTGGAGTAAATCCATTCTGTTCCACAAGGAGAATCTCTGCACCATTCTTGAATCCAAGATTCCTTGGTGGTTTTCTAAAGTATTGTTCTTGGATGCCGATATCATCTTTGGCAATCCTCACTGGTATTGTGAAGTCTCAGATGCATTGAACAAAAATGATGTAGTTCAGCCGTTTACTTCTGCAGTCTGGATGGATATCACGTATACAAAAATCATGCAAGAACGGTTATCCGTTCTTTACATGGATCGTAAACAAAACTTTGATCATAAGTTTCATCCAGGTTTTGCATGGGCTTTCCGTCGCAAGTGGTTTCGCAAGGTAGGATTCTTTGAATATGGAATCACAGGAAGTGGAGATACACTTTCAGCAGCTGCATGGTTAGATGTCAAGTTTCCAACAACCTATCTCAAACCTGCATTGATTCCTGCCTTCAAAGAGTTCTCGAGTCTTCCAAAACCTCGTATCTCATGCATCTCAGGTTCAGTCTATCATTTATGGCATGGAACTCATGTCAATCGCAGGTATGTAGATCGCCACGCAATACTAGATGGAATTCGAGATGTACGAACGATTATGCGACCCAACTGGCATGGTGTATTTGAATTTAGTGTTCGTGGAATGTCGGAGAAACTACATGCTTACTTCCTGCAGCGGGAAGATGACGGTATTTAGGAACTTCACATGGAACTTCAGTAAATTTCAAACCTAACCCACTTACTATACCTTTTTCAAATGTATATTCAGGATCAGGATCATACACCCGACCAATCAACTTAAAACTTTTCAATTTTCCCATATATTTTCCATCGTGACTCCAACATTTACCGTCTCCTACTTGAAGTATTGAACTCATTTGTCAAGTATACAGTTTAAACTGAAAGTTCCATTTTCAATGGCATTTAAAAATATTGTGTTGTTGAGTATCATATCACGTTGATGGTGAAGCCTTTACATACCTTGGCTACCCGTCTCTTGAGCACGAATGGTTCGTTGGTGTGCATGATTTCGCGTATCCAAAAAGGGTTCCTTCCCCATCAAAGTTTGGATGAAGCTAAACAACAACTTGCAGAAATTCAGCAGACCCTACGGGAGATTGAAGAAAGTCTTAAAGATGAAACTCAATCCCGCTTTGCAATGACTTTAAGCTCAAAACCGTAATCACTTTCCACCATCTTCTCCTCTTGTCGTTTAACAATTTCAAGCATCAACTCTTCACTTTTTTGAGGAACTAATTCATCTAGATACGCTTTCAATTCTTTCTTTGAAAGCGTCCAACCTTTTTTCCACTGATTTGGATATTTAACAGCAAATGTCATACCCGATGTTGCAAGACTAATCTTGTCGGGTAAGGCATCACGGGAAGTCGCATACAAAGCAGCTAGATCTAGTTCAACGGTTCGGCGTTCATCGCGAAGTTGAGAGGCACGAGCATTAACTTCATTGAGCTTACGGGTAACTTCGGCATATTCTGTGAGAATGGGTTTAAGAGCTTCCATGGTATACTGTTCATTGCTTGAATGATTTAGTATCCGTTTTAAACAAGGGATGTCTTGGCTAGATGACGAAGAAATTGAACGACTCCGAACAGTCTATAATAAAGAAAATTCAAAGGAATCTCCAGTTCCAAAGGGAACGCCTGAAGAAATGTGGACAAACATTCAACATCGTCTTCAAGACAAGTGTTCTACAGGATCTGCAGAGTGTATTGTTTCATCCTTGATGCAAAGACCTAGAGCACCTAAACAATGGAGTGTAAACCGATATGAATGGTTATCATCGGATGATATTGATCATGTTGAAAAGAACTACATGGAACTCTTTCCAAAGTATTACTTTGTAGGATGTATTCCAATTGACTTTGATTTGAAGTCAGAGACAAATGAATGTATTGTAAGTTCACTTTGCGAAATGAAACTAACAGAACTCTCTAAAAAATACGATCAAATTGGAATTATATTTAATACAGATCCTCATGATGGACCTGGTGAACATTGGATTGCTTTGTTTTGTGATATTCGTGAAGAGCTAGAATATCCTCGTATTACTTATTTCGATTCATATGCTCATGTTCCTGAGAAGGAAATCAAGCGGCTCATGAAACGTTGGAAGGAACAATGGGACGCAACTAAGAAACACTCACAACCAATGAAAATGACCTTCAATGCAACGAGGCATCAATTCAAAGATTCTGAATGTGGAATGTATTGTTTATATTTCCACAGAGCCTGTTTGATGGAACAACCTATGGAAAGCCGTATTCCAGATGATGTAATTAATGGATTTCGTCAACTCTTGTTCAGAGTTCCAAAAATAGAAACGGGTAAGAAGTAATGGAACTAGCCATCGGACTTGGACTTGTAGGAATTCTTGGATATTCAATTTGGCATGATGCAACTACGGATGAAAATGGTGTACCTGAGAGTATAACACGAAAACGTCTATGCGACTACTATGCAACAGGTGGTGTCTACGAAGAAGTCAAAGATGTCATTTCAAGTGGTCGTCGTCTGCTAGAGGTTCACCTCTACGCAGATGAGAACGGAAAGCCAATTGTAGCTAAAAAACCATTGAATTTAGGATATGATTATGCATATGACTACTGGACGTTTGATTCAGTATGTGTAGACTTAATTCAAGCTTGGGAAACTACTGAAGAACCATTCATCTTATCAATAGTCCCTCATTCAGTCAATAACGTGACTCTAAATCAAGCTGCTGAATGTATCAAAACAACTGTTCGTCGTCATTTGGTCAAAGGTGTAGAACCCTCTACACCGTTAGATGATCTGAAAAATAGGTTAATTATTGTATCGGATAACGTTCGAGGATCAGAATTAGGAGAACTTATCAACCTATCCTGGTCTGAATCTAAACTACGTCGTATCTTATATGCTCAAGCAATGTATCCTCGTGATGAATATGAACTTATTGCGTATAATCGATCAGCAATTACCATTGTTGCTCCAGATTCTACATTTGGAAAGGAGATTCTAGATCCTCGCCTCGCGTCTGCAAATGGATGTCAATGGCTTTTGTTTGAAAATTCAACTTCATCAAAAGGATTCGTTGAAAAGCCAGCCGGGTTACAATAACTTCTTCACCTCTTAATAAAATGGCAAATAAGTGGTTAGCGCATGTTAAGAAGACGATGAAGTCACACAAGGGAAAGAAGTTTGGCGACATCCTCAAGATGGCCAAGAAGACCTACAAGGGTGGTGCTGATGTTCAGGGATCCCCGAGTTTGTCCAGCGGTCCCATGAGCCCAGCCCCAGTCGGTGGACGCAAGCGAACTCGCAGGGGGCGCAAGTCACGCAAGGGTGGAATGGAAGAAATGAAGGGAATGGGCTACGGAATGTATTAAAATGGATTTCTTTGCGTCAAAGTAATAGAACCTCCAAATGGACGAACCCCCTAAAACACGACAAGAAAGAAAGAAACGACCCCGTGAAAAACGACCAGAAGCGTATTCAGCTAAACACGCACGTCTTACCGTTCAAGCATTCACGAAACCTAAATCAAAGTAATTTAATATGAGAAATCCTATACGTCTTCGCATGGTCTCTGGCTTTAGTTCTTCCGCCTCCAGAGAGTTTGCGACATGTTTTTCCATGATACGTCTTCTTGGAGCAACCGCTTCTGTAATACGCAAGATGGTGGGCAAATCCTTTATACGATGGCATTGAAGTTCCAACCTTTTTTGACAAAACACTCAGTAGTCCATACATCCATTTCATATACACAGAACGATTAGCTAACTCAGGTTCGTGTTCAATAATGTAGTCTTTGTAAACACTTCTAAGTTCTGTAAAGGGATATATTTTTCAAGAGCGTGAAGAAAGGTTCTTTGAACTGCCATCTGTTCAGGTTCAGGTTTTTCAGGATAGTTTGCAGAAATGGAAGCCAAAAAGTCGCCTCCAGGTACAGCGGTCGGTTTTAAAGCAAGATAGTGTTTCTTAACATCTTCAAACTCAGGATCAGGTCCAGGGTCTAAGACTGCGGGATCATTCTTACACTGAGTTCTCAATTTGTTATTGACTTTATTGTGAAGTTTATACAACCACTTTCCAGGATCGCCGCGTAGGGGGTCTTCATGAACATACTCAGTTGTAGAGGCTCTACAATATTTACAAGGCAATACATCCTTCATCTGATTCAAGACGTCATCGGGATGTTTTGAGGTAAACGCAATCAAGTGAAATAATTGCCACGCACTCGGTCCCCAGAAGCGAGTGTCCATTGTCTTTACGAAATAAAGTATACGTATCTTAATAAAAATGCTTGATACTCGGGATATTATCATTCTCACGGCTTCGTTTTACCTTGGAGGTGTTGTTGGAGAGTTCTTCAAGTCTCTCTCTGAAGACATCTTGACCCCATTGCTCGCACCTGCAGCGGCAGCTGGCAAAGGTGTTGGTGCTTTCTCAGTCACACTTGGCGGTGCAACCCTCAAGCTTGGTGAGGTCTTAGTTGCCTTTGTCAACCTCGTTGTCTCATTCATCTTGGTCATTTTCACAATTGGACTCCTCAGAACCTACGTTTTGTCCCGTATCGGCGCAAAGCGCGTCGAGTAAGATTTCGGCGTCTCCTACGACCTCCTGGAACACTCACTCGTAATACAGCCTTCTCAATAGGACGCGAATCGGGATTATTACATAGTCTCGACTGATCAATCTTCTTGATCTCGTCTACCACATCTAACAACGCACGGTCTTTTGACATATCTTTATAAGGTCCGAATGGATCCCTCTTTGTCACACGACTCCATAACGCGAATTTTCTAATCTGAATTCCGTTACGGTAGTTGGCTTCATTTTTAATATTGATCTCGTAATCGTCAATTAGGATTGTATCACATGGCTTAAAAATTCCCTGATCCCAGATCCAATTCAGGTTCTTTTGAATTTTCTTTGCAGGGTTTTCATGTGCCTGTGCCTGCTCATCATCTTCATCACACCAGACATGAGTGATAAATCCCTCACCCATCTTCTCCTCAATGATCTCCTTCACCCAGTTTGCATAGTCGCGGTCAGATAGCGTCCATAAGTTCACAGTCTTTGCAAGCTTCTTCATCCACGCCATAAAGTCCCACAGCTCAGGACGGAGAACAAATCCCTGATAAAAGTCATATTTCTTCTTCTCTTCGTCAGGGAGATCCTTCCAAGGGGCATCTTTTACCATGTATTCAACTAAGGTGTTGTCAATATCTAGAATAATATTCAACTTACCGTTCATTAAAAAATTGGTAAGATATTAATAAATGGCTTGGTATAATCCTTTCACCTGGGGGACAAGTGAACCTGAACAAACTCAAGCCGTATCAACAACTCCTCCGCCGACAGCAGATCCATACACCACAGGTGCTCGTCGTCGAAGAACTCGTCATGGTCGCAAGGGTTCTAAGCATTACCAATCTAAGAGGTATCGAACCGGAAGGAAGTCCATCCGCTCCTAGGATGTGGTCCGTAAGTACTTTCCAATCGCTTCTTAAGTTCACCTGTTGATCCCTTAGAAATCTCATTAGTTCTCTTCCACTGTTGAAATACTGAATAAATTGTTCCAGTTGTAACACTTTCTCCAACTTCACCGTCTGGAAGAGGTGTAACATACTCACGGATGAAACGGGCGATCGCGTCCGAGTCCTCCTGATACTCGTTAGTGTAGACTAGAACCTTCTCTGGTGCAGGAAGTTTGCGCCATCCGTTACCTTCGCGATACAATGAGACTAGATAGGATAGAAAGCAAGTTGCCCATTCTTCACTCATCACTTTTTGCTGAATGGATTCATCAAGTGGTTTGTGATGTACTTCAGTTGGATTAGCTACAAACTTAGAAGGCCAGTGAACTACACACAACCTACGCCATGTACCTCCATCAGTAGCACCAACCTTAGGTTTCTCATTACAACTGAGGAAGATCTGAGCTTGCATTTCAAACTCCGTGATATCCTTGTAGAGACCACGATACGCCATCTTCTCGCAAGAAGCTAACTCTTTCATCAATCCTGTGTTGAGTGGAACTGCTTCATCGGGCTCTTGTGTTGTTACAAACCGACGACCTTTCATATGAAGCACTTCTGGAGCAGCTGCTGCAGACTTTGCTCGTCCTTGTGTGAGCAGTGAAATTGGAACCTTGCCTGCGTAGTCACCAAATGAAATACTCATCAAGTTTGTCAACATAGATTTGCCATTGGAACCATCTCCTGTTAGAATATGGAACTTTTGTGCATCATTTCCACCTCGCAAACATGTAGCTAGTCTGCGAACAAGATAGTTACGAACTTCTGGGTCAGGTTGAACATCACGAAGAAACTTGTCAATCTCAGCCCAACATTCGTAGGTTGTATAATGACGTTCAGGATCATAGTTGATTTTAGTTGAGAAGCTTATACAATCATCAGGTCTACCCTGACGGAATTCCATTGTAGTCGAATCAAACACTCCATTCGCAAACGCAATTAGATTCTTGTTTTCATCAAGCTTTTTTCCAAACTCTTCATCCAAGAATAACAATCTGCTCATCTTCATCACATTCTCTGTGAACTTACAAGTCTTTAACTTTACTTGCATAGATATATACTTCATCTTTTCAGCATCACATTTGCAAGAGTCACAGTTAGGATTCACATTCTTACCCTCGCAAATACATGCACCTGCTCTTTCTGCTTCTTGAATCATCTGCTTTTCACCTTCTCTGAACTGCTTACGAACATCTTCAGACAAAAGCTTCAAGAGTGCTACACCGTGATCTGTCTCACACCATTTGTTTCCATCAAAGCGATACCAAGTATTATTTCCATACTTTGCACACTTA